GTATTCAGCCTGCCCGCGCTGATTTATACGGAAATCCGGATTTATCAGCAGGTTCGGATTGCTGTAATTCACCGCGTTCCACGCTGCCTTTTCAGTGGCGGTAACGTGGATATCCGCGTCAGCCGCGTGCGCTTCTATGGCGGCTCTGGCTACGCTGTCAGCACCCGAGCCGCCCTGTGCTGATGCTGACGTCTTAAAAGGGCACGCGGTATAGTCCGAGCCTACAAGCTGAACCGAACCAGTGCCAAGCAGGTAGACAGTCCCACATGCGCCGTATATCGCCGCTGCCTGTCCCGCCGGAATGCTGACTACTCCGTCAGCCCCCGCCGTAACGCCCGGAGCAGTGGACGCGTACACCGTTGCAGTGCCGTCGTTCCGGAGCCAGGCGTTTGTGCCGCCGCTGTAATCTGCCCTTATTTCCGCGCCCGAAAGCGCTATCGTCTTTGATGTCATGTGTGTTACCTCCTAAGTAACGTTGTTATTTCGCGTATTTACTTAACAGCCTTAAAGAATACTCGCGCACTTGTGCGTCATTGTGGCATACGTTGCAAAATGCTGCATATCTATATGCGTTTGCTCCCCACCCTAAAGCGCGTGTACCATTGTCGGAAGCATATGCATTGATAACATAATATCCGTGATACTCCGATATGTCGCGTGCATTTAAAGTACATATAGTGCCAATCAATGTTCCGTCGACATAAAATTTAATATTGTTTGCGGAGTCTCTTGTTAAGCAAGCTATGTGCCAGATGTCCGATACAATATTAGAGTCAAGTATATTTGTAGTTATGCCATCATCTGCGCCGTCAATGGCGTAACTATATTTGTTAGTCGCGCGTACTGTCCCGCCATCAACATACACTATCGCACTCTGAACCCCGAAATACGATGCTGCGCCCCATCTACATAAAACTGGTGCCCAATAATCTTTTGTGTTTCCATATTTATCTTTGTAGTAACCAGGCGTTACGTTTTTAAAAATGATATACGCTGCCGCCGGATCATCACAGGCATAAACTGCTGTTTGGTTATAGCTTGTAAGCAGCAAACTGCCTGTACTCATAGCATCAGGATTAGGTACCTTAGTTGATAATTCCATATAGTCACTGCCGAGCCTGTTGTACCAACGGCGCTTTGACAAATCGACCCCGTCCATCACAAATTCGGCGAATGTGCCCAATGGCGTAGACGAAGAAAAGCCACTCATCATCGCCACAGCCCAGAACACCGCGTTATGCGCAGCCACATCGGTTATACCCGCCGATATCTCCGGCTCGAACTCGTTCCCCGCGCTGTCGCTGATTTTGGATATCAGCCCGGTGTCTGTGTCCTTTTCGACCGTGTATGTCGTGCCGTTGATCTTCACGGAGCTGTCGGTCAGGTATTTGTACTCGGTGAGAGTGCTGCCAGTGCCGGAGGGGTTCTGAACTGTTCCTCCCACGCTCTGCGGCACTGACTGCCCGGTGATATCACCAGTCGTGTAATTGTCCTGCGAACTGGAGCGAGCCGAAGAGTATATTTTCTCCGTGAACCCGCCGTCCGCTATTGAATAACTAAGCCCCGTGACGAGAACCGGAGCGCTTGTGCCGTCCGCTCGATAAGCCGTGACAATGTCGCCAAGTTCGAACCACCCACAGCCCTGCCGTCTGATCGTTGCCTCGTGATAATTCAGTCCGGTGACGCGTTCTTCAATAGCGTGCTGCACAGGTTCTTTCGGGTAGAACGTAAGCGGATTTTCAAATTCCATGATTCCGTCCGTATCCTCGTCATTCCGGCTGTAGGTCACGCCGCCAAGCGTCCAGACGATTCCTTTTACGGAATAGCTGTCCGCCGAGATTTCCGCCTCGATGCTGTTTACGGCGCTGAACAAATCGTCCACCGCCGCAAATCGCGTAAGCTGGAGATGCCCGCCAACATTAAAAAAGAAATTGCCGCCCATCGCTGAGGCAAGATAGCTAAGCATTTCCCGGCGTGTGTAATATACCTCATTGCCATCTGAATCCTTGCCTTTTATTGGCTTTTCAGAAATTGTCCCATCGTATGGAATTGCAAAATCCGAAGCAAGATTCACGCCGAGTGAATCGCATATTTCTCCTAGCACGTCCGACATTTTCGCCGGATACGTAAGCTTAGAATTGTAGCTTTTCTGGGCTCTGAGCATTTTATCGTATGCAATGATCGTATAGACCCCGCCGGATTTCTTGATGGCATCGATGTAATACCAACCCAGCGATATAGTCTCTGATTTTGTGCCATCTGACTTGTAAAATCCCACACGCATAATTATTCGATCGGTCTGATGTATTTCCGCGCCGTCCAACAGCCGGAGCGTAAGCTTTCCACAGAAAGCGTTTCCCACCTGAATGCCGCCGGATTTTGCGCCAATATCGACCGCCGCGCTTACCACCTTATCAGTCTCGCAATAAGTCCGATCGTTTGTCCATGTGTTTCCTGATTTAGCCCCGAATATCGCCTTGACCCAGATATGTCGGGCAGGAGAAAGCGCGAGAGCTTTGGTTTCTGCGTCAATATCCCACATATCATATCTCCCTGAATTCAAGCGCTATATTGTTATAATACACGCCCTGCGTCCGGTCGCCGTTTTTATAGAATGGCTTCGGGCGAGAGCTGACGGAGCAGGTTGCTTTCTTTGCCATCAATGTCGCGCCCTCATAGTACGAAATATCTGCGAAGCCAGCCGCGACGGCCGCCTCGATGATATCCATGGTCTCAGCCGCTACAAGCGAGATGGTGACGGTTATCTCGGATTTGACGGCCATCTGGTCGATGAGCAGGTCGCCGTTGAGGTTCGTATTTTCTACACGCTTACGCGGCTGTTTGGATATCGTGACAGAAGTCACGGTCTTCAGTTCGATGCCTCCGAGTTTGAAATATTCGAATTTCATGTGTTAAATCCCCCTGAGCGGCGACATGCCATCCTGCCGCGCTATCTCGTTGATATTGTCGATGAGCGCGCGAGTAAGCTCTGTGCCATCGGCGAGCTGTACAATTATTGAGAGCGGCTGTCTAGGTGCCTGCGAGCCGCCTAGCTTCTCGGCAAATCCATCCAGAGCCTTTGCAAATGCCCCGGATATCATCGCAGAAAGGTCGTTCAGCGGCGCTACGACCTCCGGATTTACAGCGGCGTCGATGTTGTCGCCGACCATTGCGAGTGTAGTTCCGGAAACAAGGCCGCCGCTTGCGAGTTTTGGCACTTCCTTTTTCCGGTAGTAGTCTGCGTACCACGCAGAGCCGGTTATCGGTGTTTTCGGGGTGGGAAGATCCTTGCCGTTGTAATAATCAATGGCAATGCCTTGTAGATTCCAGCTATCAGCCATTTTATCGTACAGATACACTTTTTCAGAGGTGTCGAGCACTTTTTCCTGAGCTTCCTTTATTGCCTCATCTATGCTCATTCCGCTGTAAACAGCATTTTTCACAGCAGCATACAAATCGCTCTGCATTGTGCTGTATTTAGAATTAAGCTCCTGAAGCTCAATCTTATCGCCGTTCCACGTTTCGTAGAGCCGCGAGCCGACTTTCATAAAGAAATCGTTGAAGCCATCGTACCACTCTGCCAGATTTGTGCCGAATATCTCGTCGATGTGTTCGCAGACATTCCGGACAGTACTTTCAAATCCTCCTCCCCATGTTTCCGCAGCCCCGAGAAAATCGCCGGAAAGGAACTGCGCAACGCCCTCCAGGGCGGGGAACAGCGTATCATTCAGCAGCTCAGTAATTATTCCGAGCGTTCGTTCAAGCAGGCCGGAAACTATCGGAGATTCCAGTATTGATTCTGTGAGACCCACCACCACGTCAACGATTGGGGAAAGAAGCTCCAGTATATCAGCAATCGGATCGATCAGCGCTTCGATCACATCAAGCACCGGATCCAGCAGATTCAGTGCAAGCTCAACCAACGGCATAAGGCTTTCAAGAATATCCAGCAGCGGCGGCAGAAGCTTTTCGATTATCTTTATCACCACCGGCATGAGCCGCTCAGAGAGCCAGCCGACTATTTCCATCAATATCGGCATGACATCCCCGGAAATGAACTCCACTAACGGCGGCAGCAGCGACTGAACCAGTTCGGAAATTATCTCTATGAGCGGCGTTGCCATATCCACAAGCTGTGGCAGCAGTTCCTCGGCGAGATTGAGCAGCGGGTCTATCATGGGCGTAATGTTATCCAACAACGGCTGCACGGATTTCACCAGCCGGGGAATAACCGTTTTTGCAGCCTCTGAAAGCCTGCTCACCACATCTTTTACAAGTGGAATAAGGCTGTCACCGAGCGGTTGTATCATCGTTTCAAGCTGTCTTTTCAGTCCGCCGAGCGCGTCCTCAAGACTGCTGTAATTCACATCTTTGATGCTGTCCATCGCGCCGGCACACTCGTAAGCGCCGTCGGTGATGCTGCCCATTGCCGCCACTGCGTCAACGCCGAGATCTTCCCACATGGTACCGAAAAGATCCGTGCCCGCCGTATTCTGCTCAATGGGGTCCTTCATAGCCGCGAGCGCCTGAACTACCTCCTGAAAGGCTTCGCGCGCCGTCTCGCCGCCCTGCGCGAACTTTTCGCTCATTTTATCGGCATTCAGGCCGACAGCTTCAAACCCCTCCCTAGTGGAATCTGAGCCGTCAATGGCACGGATAGAGAATTCCTTGACCGCGTCGCCGATTTTGTCGAGGTTCCAGGCGCCGTTATCGGCCCCCTGGGTGAAAATTTTGAACATATCGTCCGCAGAAAATCCCAGCTTGGCAAACTGCACGGAATATTCGTTGATGCTGTCAATGAGCTCGCCGGAATAGTTCAGACCGTCCTGCGCGCCCTTTGCTATATAGTTGTAAGCGTCCTCGGCGGCAATGCCGAAGTTCTCCTTCATTGCCTTTGCGGCTCGCGCTGTCTCGTCAACGCCCATGTCGAAAACGTCCTGCAGTGCGTAGGCGCTCTCAGTGATTTCTTTGAGCGGAGCGGCGTCCATATCTCCGAGGTTCTGCGTTATCACGGAAATACTATCCGATATATCGTCAAAGCTCTCCCCGAAATTATCGCCGTAAACGTCCTGAATAACGCTTTTGTATTTTTCGGCCTGCTCTGCGGTAGCTCCAACAGCGGCTGCGGTTTTCTTCACTGATTTATCGAGCGCGTCCGCTGATTTTACTGCCGCCGTGCCAACGGCAGCGGCGCCGGCGGCTGCCGCTGTAGTGATACCAGCCGCCCACTTTCCGACCGTCGCTGCTCCCTTGCCGAATGTTTCAGCGAGCCCTTTGGCGTTCTTATCAGTTTTATGAATGGATTCGTTGGCTTTGTCACTGTCCACTAAAATTGTACCGAACAGCTTGAATATCTCCACAGCCTCAGCCTCCCATCTTCACGAAATTGAATTTTTCGAATTTCTCCGACATTTCCGTGTGTATCTGCTCCGCAGTTTTAGGCACTGCTGGAACCGCCGTGCAAGCCGCCCTGAAATCCGAAAATGCCACATTGCGCTCATACCCGCCGGCTATCCAGCGGAGCAGCAAAAGCTCGTCCTGCCGCTTTTCGCAGGCCATGTCGATAAGCTCGGAAATCATTGAAAAAGAAAGGCGCTCAAACGGCGCGAACCCGCCGTACCGTTTGAGCACCGTGTCGATTACTTCGATGCTGCCGAATTGGCAGCAGAGCCGAAAAAAGCTGCGAGGTCGTTCTCCTCGGCGAGTTCCCGCGCGAACTTCACGATATCCTCCAGCGGCATATCGCGCACGTCGCCAAAGCCACAACCCTTTAAGGAAGCAATGAAACCGCACAGCTCCTCCTGCACGTCAGGAGCCTTTTCGATGAGCATCAGCACCACAGAAGCGCCGAGCTTCATCTGACCCTGTTTTCCGGAATCAGCAATCAGCTCCGCCAGTTCCTCACGTATCTTAGCTTTGCGGATTATTTCTGCCGCCTTGAATGCGTCGTTTAAATTGAGTTTTCTCATTAGGTACCCTCCGTATCAGGAACGAAAATCGCAAACGGCGGATTTACTGCGTCCGTTTCGAAATCTGCGAGATTATTGTATCCGTACAGCGTCACCTTTACCTTGCCCTCGGACTGCGGCGCGAAGTCCATGGACAGCCCGTCCTCGTTCAGACCGTTTGAAAGCTGGATTATCATGGGCGTATCGCTGCCGGAAATGCAGCCTACCCACGTCAGATTTTCAATGTAGTCGGAATCGCTAATGCCCGCGTTTCCGGATATCTTTGTGTAGCCCTTGGAAATTCCGTTGCCGCCGCTGCCAGATACGTCAGTTCCCGCCGTAGCAGTCGCAGATGTAAGCGCCATTTTCAGCGTTTCAACGGTCGTTTCGATGAATGTCGCAGACAGCGAGCACTCCCATGTTTCAATGTCTGCAAGCCCCTTGACGCGCCCCACAGCGCCATCAACCTCGATGTTGCGGATTGTGGGCTTTGCGGTAAACGTTCCGCCGCCCTGGGTAGCGCCGAGGCACTTTCCCGCTTTCTTTGCGGTGGCGTAGGTGTCCGTGCCTACCGTGAAATTCTTGAAGATAGCGCCAGCGTCAAGCTGTATGTTGAGCGGCGTTTTCTCCGTAATTCCGTTGTATGCCTTTTTAGCAAAAGCCATATTAATCCTCCTTGTCGCGATAAAAATACACCGCGTAGCTCTCCACGAGGTGCACTATCTTGTTGTTGTCCTTTTCGGGAACGGCGTAACGGCTCCCCTCAGCATAAACGCTGATGAAGCCACCCTCCGCAGCCCCTTTCTGATCTGTAAGCCGCGCGCGGATATCGTCTGCAAGCGCGTGAGCCTCTATCGGGTCGCCGGAATCAAGCCAGATATCCAGCACAAGCCGAAAACCCGCTGAATACCCCGAATCCGAAAGCTGCCGCAGATCTCCGACAACTTTCGGATACTGTACCGGGGACGGGCTTTGAAAGTACACCGCCTGGCATGCGGGTTTTATTAGCCCCACCAGCGCCGCTATCACCGTTTCAGTTTTCATCGCCGCCGTAGTCCTCCTCGTCGTTTATAAGCCCCAGCGCCCGATTTTCGTCCTCGATTGCCGAGAGATACTGTCCCTCTATCCTCCGGATCTCATCAATGTTATCCGCTACCGCAGAGTATATCGGCGCCAGCTTCGGAATTTTCGAGGTGCCAGTTTCATAAAATCCGCCGTAGAATCCCATGGGCTTGTATCCTATCTGCAAACTCGGCGTTTTCTGCTTTCTTTTCACCCAGCATTGCAGGTACCGCCGCGCCCGCCCTGTTTTCCTCGGGAGCTTAGCCCGGGCGAGTTTCACGAGGAATTTCCCAACATCACGCAGCGCGGCGCACGTGAGTTCCTTGATCGTGTATTCGCAGCGGTCGGCGTTGCTGATATATTCCACGCCGCCCTTGGTGATTTTCGTGTAGTTCGGCAGCGCCATAGAATCACCCCTCTGCTATATCTGAGCATATAAGCTCCAGCCGTTCTCCCTCAACAGGGTAGGTGCGGATTATCTGATACTCCTTCCCGCCGAATCTGAGCGCCTTTTCACTCTGATACTCAAAAGCCCAGCAGCGGAAAGTGAGAGACGGCGACATTCCGACAGCCGCCGCCTGATAGAATTCATTGCGCTTGATTCCGCACTGCTCCGCGAATATCGTCCGCTCGGTATCAGCTTTCACAGCCCGGCCGAGTTCGTCCGATTCCGCAGCCGTGCCGCGCGTTATGAGCGTCACCTGCACGTCTGTCATGGCTCGTCACCGCCCTCATAAAATCCGCACAGGGACATCGCCCCGGCGAGGTCGAGGTACCGTGACTGATACAGCTCCCGCTCCTTGACATCGCCGTTTGCGAAATTCCCGCGGCAGTACAGTTTCACGGCCTGACGGACGAGCGGCGCGTCCTCGCCGATATTATCAACTCCCCGCATTTTCAGGTCGTTTTTCGCCGCCTCAATAAGCTCCGTCAGATCATCGTCAAAGATATCCGCAGAGATACGCAGCGACTTTTTCACAGCAACAAGCAGTGTCGCGCCCATTCGTCAAGCCCCCTTCCTTATGCCTTTTTCTTGGTGAGAGTTACAAGAGAGTTGGTGTCTACCGCCTTGCCGTCGAACAGCATGATAGCTTTCTTGATACGGTCGTCGGTCGCTTCGTCGATATAGTCGCGGACGGTCACGGCATAGTTGGTGTTGCCGATGTAGTCCCTGAAGTTGAATATAAACGCAAAAACTGTGTCCTTGGACACGGTATCGGCGTAGCTGTCGAGGTATTCGCCGTCGACAAGCACGACCTCGCGTCCCCATATGTAGTAGGACGGCTTGCCGTTCACGCCGATTATCTCCTTCATGATGGGCGCGCCGTTGCCGTCAACCATCGAGATGACCGCGTTCATGAACGTGGACTTGGTCATTACCCAGACCGAGCCGTTCTCGTAGGATTCGGGGAGTGCCCCCTCTGCCGCCGCGAGGTCCTTGAAGGAAAGCGCGTTCGCTGCAGCCACCTCGATCTTGCGCGCAGCCGGAACAGTTTCTGTGAGCACGCCCTTGGGCTGCCCAGTGCCTGTGCCCTTGATGATAGCCTTTTCCACAGCCTTGATCATTGCCTCTGCGATGTTGTCGGCAACGGTCGCTTCGAATACATCGAGGGTAGTCACGGTCACCTCAAAGGAAAGAGCCACCTTGCAGGTGAGCTTGTGGTAGGCGAAAACGATAGAAGACACAGCCTTTTTCTGAGTGTCGCCGTTGGTGCGCTCGGCACTCCATGTGGCGGTAGGCTTCACGGAACTTGTCGGCACGGAAACGCCGCCCTGGAAATTGGTGTGCGTGATGCGGCTCCAGATCTTGCCGACGCTTTCCATTTTCTCGTAAATTTTCTTTACGATAGTGGTCGGGATCACCGCACCAACATCGCCTGTGGTGGTCTGCTCGGCCTGATTTACCATGCCGGGCATCTTCAGCGCGGAGCCAGTGAGCACCGCGTCCATAAATGCAAGGCGGTACTCCTTGCTGCCGTACATATCGCCCTTAGCGCCGCCGGCAGCAGGCTCGGGGGAGCCGGAAAGAGCCGCGCCTCCCGCGTTTACCATGCAGGGGACCCCGACAGGGGCCTTGTTCAGCGCCGCGAGATTGGCCTGCGCGGTAAGTTCCTGCTTGTGCTTGTCGTCGAGCTTTTCGATATCTGCCTTGATGCCGTCAAAGTCCGCGTAGCGGTGCTCGTTTACAGCCGCCTCAGCCAGAGCCATGAGCTCCGCTCTTCTTGCCTCAAAAGTAGTTGCGTTTGCCATAGTTGTTTTACCTCCTGATTTTCAGTAAATCTAATTCAGCCCGCGCCTTTGCGCCCTTGTCGCGCATTTCTGCGAGCAGTTTTTCCGGCAGCAGCGGGATTGCTGCTGCACACAGTTTCATGCCGGCGGGAGCCGCTCCGGAAGCCGGTGCGGAAATCTCGTCCACCAGTCCAAGCTCCACAGCCTCGTCAGCCGTGAGCCATGTTTCCTTCGCCATCAGCCCGAGCATTTCCTCCATGCTGCGCCCCGTCTTTTCGGCGTACGCGCCCGCTATGGACCTGTCTGCCACTTTCAGCACGTTCACCGCATGAGCCATCTCCCGATTGTCGCCCTCTGCCGCCATTGATACATTGTGTATCATCAGCATTCCCGCAGGGGATATATCCGAGTGTCCTGCGCACGCTATTACGCTTGCGGCTGAGCATGCCTGCCCGGTGATGTGGATATGCACGTCAGAGTATGCGCGCAGAGCCGTGTAGATGTCCGCGCCTGCGCTGATATCGCCGCCCGGCGAATTGATGTATACATCAACCCGCTCATTCTTCCACTGCGCGTCCCTGACTGCCTTTATCACCGGGGCGGGAGTAGTATTTTCCACCCCGAAAAAATCGTATACCCAGCCGTCGTCATTAGATACGATAACGCCCTTGATATCAATATCAGCCATGTTGCATTATTCCTCCTCTCCCGCCGTAGTCGCCGGTTCCACCACCGTTGCCGTATCTTTTCTCAGCAGCGGCACATCTCCGCCCGGCAGCGGAGCCTTATTCATTGCAGCGCGCCACTCATTCGGCGTCATAGCCCCTCTGTCCACCATCGCGGACAGGTTGAGCTTTGTACTCATGCTGGCGTACTGCAAATTGGAAGCCTCAAAGATGATTTTGTTCCCGTACCCGCGCTCCCTGCGCGTGAACAGCTTCCGCGTCATTTCTGAGCCTAAATCAATCAGGATAGGCTCAACGGTAGATTCATAGAAAGCGTTCCACTCGTCCTCGTTGTAGGCGCTCTGAATGATTTTCGCGTTGGTGCCGAAGTGGTTGTAGAATCGCTGTGTGGTACGGTCTATGAGCTGCGCGTTCGGCACATAGTCGTCCGTTTTTATCTGCGTGGCGTCTGCTTTGCTGTCTACGGCCGCAACTCCGGAGCTCGCAAGAGTACTGAGGTAGTTCTCTGCGAATTCCTGAGCCTTTTTTCGCAGGTCCTCATCACGCACGGTGGTGTTGTATTTCAGCAGCCACCGGACAGCCGAAGAATTGTTCACCGCCGTAACGATAGATTTGTCCACTGTGCCGATAACTGTGAGCAGCGGCTGCAGCACTTCCACCGGCGATGTACCGAACAGGTCGTTGTCCCCGAAATCCCGGCGCAGATGAATGATATCCGAGTAATAGAACGGATACACCTTTCCGTTTTTCATGGAGAAAGTGAGGATAAGGTCGCCGCCTGCATTGAAGCTCGCCTCCACGTTGTACGCGTCTATCGGATATATCCCGCAGGGGAATCCGGACGAATCGCGGATTATCGCCGCGAACGCGTTGCCGGAAAGCTCACGCTGCCGCGCCATTTTTTCAAGGAACTGCTGGCAGCTCATGTATGGATTGGGCTCCTCCAGCAGGAAGCGCATATATGGCTCGGGGTTCGTCTGCACGGCGCTTCCGCTGTCGCGGATATGCTTGGGTACCGCCTTGCCCACAGCAACAGCCGTGGGGCGTATACAGCTCCTTACGGTATCGCTGGAAAATATCTGCCCATCCCAGATGTACACGCCGTTTCCGCGCTCCGTCACAAGCTGAAAGCGCGTCTGTTCGTGCTCTTTCCTGTTGAATAGTCTGTTGAATATGTTCATATCATCGTCTGGTACTCCTCCATCTTGTCCGTAAGCACTACATAAGCGTCTAGCAGGGCAGCCGTACCGTCGATACGGCGCGTGCTCCTTGTAGTCTTTATCGGCTGTATATTGCCGTTCCTGTCTTCGTCCACGGCAGTATTCGCAAGGCACCACCGGTCTATCGGATTGTTGTTGTAGTTTATCCGCTTGGCCTTTAAGTCAGCCCCGAGGGATTTCATCGGGGCTGAAAGTGTTTTCTTACCCTGAATCACGGGCACCATGCACGCGGGTCCGAATTCCTGTTTCATTTCGTTCACCCAGTAGGTCGCGCTCCATGAATCGTAGCCGATATACATCGGGTAGATATCGAATTTGTCCCGCAGCTCCCGGAACCAGTCCGTGACTGCGTGATAATCCATTTTGTTGCCTGGACAGGTTCGGCACCAGCCCTTCTCGATCCAGATATCATAGCGGATTTTATCATCTTTGACTTTGCGTTCCACAAGGTCCTCGGGGATCCAGTACATCGCAGCGGAATAGATTCGAGGGTCGTCCGGCAGCATGAAAAGTGCTTTCGCCGCCGTGAGGTCGTTCGTGGAAGAAAGGTCGGCACCGCCGATGAAGTAACGCGGCTTCAGCTCCGCGATATCGTAGATTGCCTCATTCACAAGCTCGTCGAAATTGAGCCACGCCTGCGAGGTGGTCGAAGGAATATTGAATTCCTTACAAAGCAGATTCCGCAGCAGGGAGCTGTTTTGTTTTGCTTTTTCCACCTTTTCGGAGAGAGTGCGCTGATTTTTGATAGTTCCAAGCCCCGGATTGGCTTTCCTCCAGCATTTCGGGTCGTCCCATTCCTCGCGCTTGTCGAGTTCGTAAATGAAGAATATCGAGCGGTCGTCCCGATATGCATCTTCGCCGCCGGAATAGCCGTCTATCGTGCGCCGTCCCTCGTCGTAAATCTCATCGTAGATATCCTCGCGGACAACTCCTGCGGTGGACGTGATGAATATGAGCGGCTGTTCGCGGGCGGTGATGCCGTCAGCCATGATATCATAGAGTGCGCGGCCGTTCTGCCATTGGTGAATCTCGTCCATAAGCACGCAATGAACGTTCAAGCCGTCCAGCGTGTCCTGATCGGAAGCCAGCGGCTTGAAAGTGCCATCGTTGAAATCCGTCTCAATGGAGCCAGTGAGCACCCGGGAACGTTTCAGCAGCGGCGGCGACTTTTTCACCATACGCTTTGCTTCCAGCCAGATGATTTTAGCCTGGTCGCGCTTTGTCGCCACAGCGTAGATTTCCGGACCAGGCTCTCCGTCCGCCTGCTGCATATAATTTCCGACAACGGAGGCCAGCAACGACTTTCCGTTTTTCTTGCCGACGATGAGAACGGCGCGCTGATATCGCCGGATTCCCTTGTCGTTCACGAAGCCGAAAACAGCAGCGAGCATAGCCTTTTCCCACAGCTCCAGCTCGACGAGCTGGCCGCCGAGCTTGCCCTTGGAATGCCGGCAGAAGTTCTCCGCAAACTCGAGGATATGGTTGCCGCGCTTCGGCGAGTAGTGCCATTCTCCCGGTTCCCGAATATCTCGGGCGAGTTTTTCGTAGGTGGCGCGGATCTTCCGACTCACGGCAATTTCGCCGCTCTGAATCTGCTCCCAGTACTCCAAAATCGGATTGTAGCCTTCCGGATATCTCTTCAAGCGCGCACCTCCTTTCAGTCGCTAGGGCAGGCGCGCACCTCTGCTAAGCGCGATTATTTCAGCGCGGCTCCGGTTCATGGGAAGAAGATGCCTGCAAGCCCAGCAGCGTTTCCGGCAGCACTTCGGCGTAATTCCGCAGGAATGTTTTTCGCAGAAGTAAGCCGGCTTTTTCGCGGTAGTTTTACCGAATAGCAACAGATATTTCATAGCGCCCCCCCACGCTCTCTGACGAACTCGTCAAACCCGTCAGAAACAGGCTTGGCTTCCTCCTTGGGGAGCATGTCGTTGAGCTGCTTGATAGTTTTCAGGTAGCTATCGTAGAAGCTTTTGTATGTTTCCGCGTTCGGCCGCTTCCGGTCGTATGGCTCCTGATTGCCCTGCTGAAACAGCTCGGTATATCCGTTTTCGTTGAGATCGCTCTCCAGCTCTTCCAGAGATACTCGCAGGAACGCCGCCCGCTGTATCGTTCCGATAACGAGGCTCATGCGGTCGCCGTCCATCTTTGCGTAAATCTTCTTTAGTCGATTGGCTTCTTTTTTTATCCGCCGTTCTTTCTCCTCCGCCGCGTACATCGTCGCATCTCCTCCCAGAAATCAACCCCCAGGGGGGCTATATAAACTCGTACGTATTCTCTTTACCTTCACCCCGTCACGGTCTCCTGCCGATATAGCCTGATGAAAATAGGGGGGGATATTATTTTTCAAGCTGTTCGAAATACCTGTCTATCAACGCGCGCTGCAATGTCTTGTTTTCGCGATTGGGGTCCTCTCCGGCTCTGCGTATGCATTCGTGATAGTCTGCGTCCATGTGTATCAGCTCCGCATCAAGGCGTTTGGCAAGCTCCTCACGTTCATGGCGCTTTGGGAAACAGCCGATTATCCATACGGCTCGGCAGTCCGGCACTTTATCTTCGATAAGCTGATAGAGACAGTCGCGCACTGACAGTACAACAGGCAGCAGATTATCGGAGCCGCGCTCCTGAAATGTAAGCGCACGTCTCAACGCGTCAACATCCACCACCAAATCTCCCACAGACATATTCGCACGGACATACGAAGTTTTTCCGCTTGCAGGTGCGCCCCACACGATTATGCGGCGAGCCTTCACCAGAAAACCGTCCTCGTCCATGTAGCAGCCGTTCGTGAGTATTTTGGAATTCCGGCGGCGCTCCCGCGCTTCATCGAATTGCTTCAGAATCAGTTCGCGGTGTGCCTTGAAGTGGCAGTCTTTGCAGAGCCATTTCAGATTATCGGGATTCAGGCAGATATCGTAATCGCTTATGTTGACAGGCGTGAGCGGCTCGATATGGTGTAGCTCCTCGCCAACATTCTCGTGGCAATTTTCACACATACCGCCGTCAATTCGTGTGCGCTCTGCTATGTATGCTTCCCGCGTGTCTATCCATGCGCGGGAGTTGTAAAAACTCTTTGCGAACCCTTTGGCCATGCGCACCCCCACAAAAGAAAAGCGCCCCGGTTCGGAACGCTTTTCAGTATTTCATGATATTAGTATAGCACAGGTGAACCGAACAAAACGAACAACTTACAGCTTATCCATAAATCTGCTGTAAATCATGCGTACACCGTCCGGCGAATTGTTCCCGCCGACCTCATAGGCGACGCGCGTCCAGCTGAACAGGCTCACGCAGCGGTAGTAGACTATCTGCCGGGTCAGGCTGTCAGGAATATCGTAGATGAACGCTACTGCTTCATCGCGGCGCTGCTGAATCTCCTCGCGCTTGAGTTCTATGCGGCGCTCAAGGTCTACGCGCCTTTCGGCAAGCTCCCCGACCTTGTCGGACGTTCCGGAACTGCTCCCGGCGTTCGGCTGCGGCGAACGTACCAGCGAGCGGCAGCGGAGCCGTTCAAGCTCCTGCTCCCACATACGCAGCTCCCGGTGGAGATAGTATATCTGCTCCAGTTCTTCACGGGTCATTGGTATCAGCCCTCCTGTTCCACGCGTTCACCGCTTCTTCTATGGTGTTGCCCCGCACAATTTTGTGACACATATGGCAGCGTATAAACCATTTGCCGTTCTCGTCTTTTTCAACTTCGGGGCAGTAATGCCTGTCCCCACACGAACAACGTTTAAGGTTTTCAACCTCATTCTCGTCCATCTTAGCGCCGCAGTTGCCACAGTAATCTGTTGTCTGGGCATATTCGCCTTCCTCGCGGTCATAAGAAAACCCACAATTGGAGCAGTACGGGTCCTGCGTATGGTAGCCTTTCCAATGTGCATGCACCACCGGTGCAACATCGGCGGCGGGAGTGTCTTTCGGAATAACGATGAAATCCTGTGTTAGTTCCTCGATGTGCTTTTCCGTCCATCGAGGTTCATTCAGTTTTTCATCACCGTATTCAGCAACTGAATGGATATACCAGTCAGCCAGATAGCCCTCACCAACCGCTTCGTTCTTGTCTATGTATTCACTCATTTCGCTCACCTCCTTTTCTTGCCCTTGCGCTTCTTCGCGCGGCTCTTGCTTTTCTTAGCCACAAAGCGCTTAAAGCCCTTTTCAGCCTGCGCCGCTTTCTCGCCGCGCTGAATCTGGCGTATTATAGTCTCAACGGTTTCTATGAATGCGCCTATGAATGCACTAATCATACTTGCTCACCTCCATTGCTTTCTCGGCTTCCGCACGATTTAAGAACCATGATTTCCCGATGTATCCAACAGGGAACTCTCCGTCCTTGATATATACCATGCCATCGCTACGCTTCAGGCATATATCTTCGCAGACGTAAGCTCCGTGCTCGCCCGGCTCCGCCGGAATCACGCAAAACAATCTGGTTCCCTTGCGAACTATGGACTTATCATAATGACTCCCGCCTCGCATTGCGTTTTGTTCACGTCTCTTTCGATTGTACTTTTCCCGGCAGTACCTGCAGGTGGTTTTGCCATCGTCAGCCGGTCTTTTTCCGCAGTGCGTGCAGAGGTTCGCTTCTTTACGGCGCACATACATTCGCTTGTTTGCTTCGGTAGTTCGCCGACTGATGTCGCCAAGCTGTTCAGCGTTCATCCTGCTCTTTCTGTCAGCTGCATATTCCCTCATCTTCAACCTGCATTCTAGGCAGGTCTGATACCCTTTTTGTATTGCAGTTTTGTGGCATACGGGGCAGATCCCGATACTCTTGTACCACCGATACTCTTCTTTACGGCTCATCAGTGCTCACCTCCGGAAGAATATCCATCAGCTTGTCAAGCACCCCAGTAACTCTAAGCCAGAGTGCTGCGACAATAGCCGAATTGACATATGTGCCGATTTCTGAAAAGCGTACCGATGATGAGCTTGACTGCGCCTGTTCTCCTCCGGTCATCTGCACTATCGCCTGTCTGATAGCGTCAAGGTTTCGTATCAGTGCTCTGACATCTGACTTGTATGCTATTTCCTTACGGAGTTTCAGGCAGCTCCACATGAGTTCGAGCTGTCCCGCGTCGAGTTCATCAAGGTCATGTTTCATCACCGCTCACCTCCAGTAGTTCCGGCGTGTCGTGAATGTTGCCGATAATGTCGAAATAGTTCTTATATTCGTCGAGCCAGCTTATTGTTATGCAGTTTTTGTCGGAAAATCTGATATAAAAGCCAAGCGGAAAAATATCATCAAATACGCTATCCGCGTCCCTGTATTTGCCAAAACAAACCTCTGCAATTTGACCGCCAACAGACAGCTCGGTATTATCATGCCACCTGACGATATCCCCCTCGAAAATCTTCACGCCGTTGCGGTCTGTCAGTCCGGCGAACTGACCGACAGTGTCCGGGTCAACCTCAACGCACTCATCATAGGTCATTAAAACTCCGTCATAATACGATAAACCAGGTTTTGTGACAATACAAGTTTCCTTTCCTCTGCCTATAAGTGGTTCACCCTCTATCGGCAAGCCATACACCCATTCATTTTTTGAAATGCGCCCGCGGAAAAGTATTTCACGCATTTTTCTCCACCTCCAGATACGTTCCCGATAAATTCCGCCGCGCGAATCCGTCCTCATGCAGCGTGAGCTCCACGAACTCCAGCGCGAGCCGGAGCTTTCCGAGCGGCGAATGCTCCTTGTAAATTTCGTTCACCAGAGCGCCCATGCGCACCCGGCTTTCCGTGTACTGCCGCGCCGCGTTGAAGTTCCCGGTCAGCGCGTCTATGTCGTCACGATAGTCCTTGAGCGCCTTGTCGCGCTCGCTTCGAGCCTGCTCCCGGGTCAGCCCCTCGTGCCGCGAACGGTACCCTATGTCCTGTATCCGGTCGAAATAGCGATACTCCGCAGCCGGGAACTCGTTAAAATCGAGCTGACCGTCGTAAGCCTGCCGCTCCAGAGCCGCGAACTCCTCCGGATTTTTGAAGTTGTGTTTTACCATATTTTAGGATATATGGAGGGTATGGAGGGTTACTATAACTTCTTTTATATATTTTATGTTTTCAAAATTTATATAAAAGGGTTATGTAAACCCTCCATACCCTCCATAAGCCATTATTTACCACCTTTCACTTATAGAGTTTTAACCCGACAAAATAGTTACCGTCCATGCGTTTGGAGCGCGTAAATCTTTTCTCAATTTCCACACCGAACTTCGTGTTGCTCATCTTGAACTCCGTATTCGATTCGCACCATGCGGAATAGGCGGCGTACAGCTCCGAGGATTTCGCGCTGAAGCCCTCGCCCATCTCGCAGCGGTCGTCGAGGAAGCCGCTTATCACGTCCATCTCCCGGCGGTATTCGCGGGTCATGTCGAGGACGGCCCTCGGCTGCTTCAAGCCCTCCCTCTGCCAGAGGAGGCAGCCCTCGACCGCCCACCGCAGGATAGCCGGGTACTCGCGCTCCAGCTTGGATTTGAGCTGCCTGTCCACCTTATCGACGGGTATCTGCACCGTGAACGGTATCATATGTATCCTGCGCCAGATACCATCGTCAGTGCCGCGGATTACGGGCTTGTGGTTCGTTGCCATCCACAGCTTGAATTCCGGCTTGAACTCGAACTCGTTGCCGTAGAGCTTACGCGCCGTCACCGCGTCGTCGCCGGTGAGCTGCTTGATAAGCCCTTCGTTGAGCCTTACGCCCTCGTTCGGCTCGACGGTAGTCACCATGCGCGCGCCCTTTAATCTCGCAATATCGGAGTTTATGCCGTTTCCCATGCTGTTCTTCACCATGATGGTTTCCGGCTGGATATTGCTCACGTAGTCCCCGAATATCTCGCGCAGGACGTCCAGAAACGTCGACTTGCCGTTGCGCCCGGTGCCGTACAGGAAGAACACGCACTGCTCGGACGTATCGCCGGTCATGCTGTACCCGACGGCTTTCTGTATGTACCTGATAAGCTCCTTGTCGCCGCCGAAGATGTCGTCCAGGAACCTGCGCCACATAGGACAATCGGCGTTATCCGTAAACTCCACAGGGCTGAACTTTGTGATGAAGTAATCCCGCTTTGCCGGGACAAGCTCCCCGGATTTCAGCGACAGCGTTCCGTTCGGGACGTTGAACGCCATTTTGTGTTTATCAAGCTGAAACGGCATTATCGGGATATGGTGCTGTATTTCTTTTAGCATATTCTCCTTGGATTTGGCGGAGCGGCTTGCCTTGATGTGCTTTGCAAACGCTTTCGCGGTATCGCTGTCGCCACTGCTCTCATACCATTCAGATTCCTGACGCATTTCGTCGATAGCTTTATCTGCGGCGCGCTTAGTGACCCCGTCAAGGTCGGTCGCCCATCGGCAGTCGTCCCAGAAAATGAATTTCCCGTCAGTGTAGTTGTATCTGAAATCCTCGCCGAACAAGTCGAGAAACCGCTCTGCGTTGCCCATATCGTCGAACGTGTAGAGCTTGGGCTCCGCGGCACCGCTCTCGCCAGCTCTCGAGCCTATCTTAACCCGAAACTTCACGGGCGGCTGATACACGTTCTCGCACTGCTCGCAGGCTTTCTGGATAGTCAGTGCGCCGTAGGTCGAGCCGGACTGCCGCCTGTCCCACTTGTCGCGCATAAGCCCGGAGTTCCTGAAGATCTCGTCCATCAGCGCGGCGTTGCGCCCTGTCCAGAACGCGAGCATGTTGCAGAACGCCATGTCCGCCTCGCTCTGGCTGGAGTACTCCGCGAAATTCCCGGCGTAGAGCGCCTGGAAGCGGCTGCCGTTCTTCGCGCGGCTCGCGGCTTCGAGCACTTCCGAAACGGAGCAGGGCAGCGGGGCGGTCTGGATAACGCGCTGCGCAGGCTCTGACCGCGTACCGCCGAGATACTTCTCGTGCAGCGGCTTTATCGCCTCGGTGCAGTCCTCGACCGCTGTGTATTCGCCGATGTTGTTCCCGGTCACCGTGAAGAATCTCCCGCTGTCGTACATCTCGACGTTCCCGCGGTGGCGCGCGCCCTTCGGGAGTTCGCCCCGGCAGATGATGTGTATTCCCTTGCCGGACGGCGAAAGCTCCGCGTAGCTGCGCAGCGCATGAATGAACTCGGAAACAATGCCGTTCCCGCCGTCGAGGAACTCGCGGATATCCGGCTCTGCCTTATCGACGTCAACGCCGAAAAACGGGGAATTCCCGAACATGAAGCCGATGCCCGAATACTGCTCCGAAGCCTTTAAAGCGGTGTCGAAATCCGTCCAGGTGTCGGGGTTGTTGCTCTGGGCTTTGCCGCCGGTGCGGGGGTTTATCGGAATCTTGCCGATGTGCTCCGGGTCGTCCGGACGCGGCTGCGGGACTGCTTTCCAGCAAATCCAGTTCGGCAGATTTTTCAAGGTCTGCGGTATATTTTCGTACATATTAGTACCTCCTGATAATTATTCCGGGGAAAATCTCCCCGGAACGAATATACCGTATCTTTGACTGCATTTTTCTGCATTAAAACGGATAGGGGTCGGAAGCGGGCGCGGCGTTCTGGGCAGGAGCGGTCGCAGGAGCCGCAGTCTGCGCCGGTGCCGACTTACCCTTTGCCTTGTGCTTGACGGCGGTGAGCGTTGTCGGCTCGTGCCTGTCGATTTTTTCGTACCACTTGTCGTTGTAATCATCGTGATAGAGATGTACGCGCAGCGGCTTGCCCCTGAGTTCCGCGAGGAAGTCGTCAAGCCCGGCGTACTCCTTGCCGTCCTGGAGCTTCGCCGCGTCCGCGATAGCCATGAGCTGCCCGAAATTGTAGCCGCCTATGCTCTGGTCGTCCTCGTTCGGCTTCTTCTTCTTCCAGATGGAATCGAAGATGAGCCCGTTCTGATACGCCTGCTGAACGTCGTTGCGGATAACGTACACGATGTTGATTTTGTCCTTGCCGGACTGCGTTCTGGCGACCTCTGCCGTGTCGATGATAACTTCGTAATCGCCCTCGGGCTTGAGCGAATTGCCGCCCTCCTGCGCCTTGCTTGTGTTGGTTCTGAATGCCATAGTATTAATCCTCCATAATAATTTTTCTCGCGTCCTCAACGCTCCGCGCGATTCCTGCGAGAGCGCCGTTTGAGCGCATTCGTTCAATGAAATTCTGCTGTTCCGGACGAACTTTCCCGGTCGGGGATTTCACCTCGATGAAGAACGCCCGTCCGTCTGAAATCCGGAATCCGAAAAGGTCGCTGAACCCCTTCGGAAGTCCGGTGTCGAAGTGCCGCCTGTTGCCCTCTGTTGCGGCGCGTCCGTGCGCCGCTTCTGGGGCAACTGCGCAAGCGTCCTGCTTGCGCCCGTCTATTATTGTAAAGCTGCCGACGTTCGCCCGGAATATCAGCGCGATGTCGGAGACCCCGGCGCGTATGCTGTTCTGAATGTCATGCTCGTTCGTCTAAATACCCCCTTTGTTTTGCCTGATAGTAAGCCCAACCCGGCTTGTAGCCTTTCCGCTTTGCGAACTCGCGTAATTCTGCGTAGCTGTGGCAGTTCTCAGCGGTGTCGAAGTTCAGCCGGAAGCCCTCGATTTTTTCGAGCTTCGCGGCGTGCTGCTCCTCCAGCTCCCGGGACTGCACTGGGAACTCATATCCGCAGAATGGGCAATGCCGCTTGTCGTCATATGCCTCCGGATTAAAAGTGCGAAAGCACTGCGGACACATCTTCACCCTGACCTCGCTCTTTTCGTGTGGCTTGCGGTCTTTCTTTTTAAGGCTCCATTCGCGGTCGTCGTCCGGCATTCCGAACCGCGCGTAGTTGCCCACATGGTCGATTATGACGGCTCGTTTTCCGTCGCGGTAGCGCATGCACCTCATAGCCTGCTGAATATACAGCGTGAGGCTCTGCGTAGGGCGGAGCAGTATCGCGCATTCGCAGTCCGGAACGTCGAAGCCCTCGGAAATCAGGTCGACGTTGCAGAGTATCCGTATTTTCCCCGCGCGGAAATCCGCGATAGTGCGGGAGCGCTCCTCTTTCGGAGTTTCGCCGTCGATGTGCGCCGCGGGGATACCGGCGGCCGTGAATTCCTCCGCCATGCTCTTTGAGTGCTTGATGGAAGCGCAGTAGCAGACTGCCTTTTTCCCCGCCGCAAGCTGCTTGTAGTAGCCTATCACGTCACCGAACACGGCTTTCTTTATCATCGCCTTTTCGATGTCCCCGGTGACGAATTCGCCGCGCTTTGTATGCAGTCCGGTGAGGTCTGCGACGTTCGGCGAGTAGTAGTCGTACGGCGCAAGGCAGTGGTTTTCGATGAGCCATTTCGCGGTTACTCCGATGATGAGCTTGTCGTTGACATCGCCCAGACCGTCGCCGTTCAGCCTTATAGGGGTCGCCGTAACGCCGACACGCAGAACGTCGGGAAACTGGTCGTATATCTTCCGGTAGGAACTGGCAAGGCTGTGGTGGTTCTCGTCGGTCATGATAAGCCCGGGCTTCGGGAGCTTACGCCTGCATGCGGTCTGCACCATCATCACGTCGCAGAAGCGCATATCAACGCCCCACCGCACGAACGTCCGGACTATCTGCTCGACTAATTCCCGGCGATGGACGAGGAACAGCACGCGCCTGTTGCCCTCTGCTGCGGCGCGTCCGTGCGCCGCTTCTGGGGCAACTGCGCAGGCGTCCTGCCTGCGCTTGATATTCTCAACTGTCCGCCGGGCTATCTCCGCGAGAATGCAGGATTTCCCGCCGCCGCAGGGGAGCACTATGCAGGGCGCTTTATAGCCCTCCCGCCATGCCGCCCGGAGCTGCTCGACGAGGTCACTCTGATACGGGCGCAGCGGCATTTTCCGCCTCCTGTTTCAGCACCTTAGTCGCGCAGGCGGCGCAGAGAACGCGCCCGAACTTCGCCGTTGACGCTGCGGTCAGCTCTGCAACTCCGCGCTTTGCTGTGGGCATTATCACCGCGCCGCAGTCCGCGCAGCGCTGCTCCGGGACAAGCCCGTAGAACGTCCGTATGCTCTCATCGACAAGGCGCAGGTCGTTCGGGATCGCGTACCCCGCGAACATTCCCGCCGGGGACTTGCAGCAGTCGTTGCCGTCGGTCTGGGTCAGGAACTGGTATCCGTTCTCAGAAACGGAGGTGCGGAGTACTATCGAGAACATACCCTCGATGTTGACCTTTTCGTCGAGCAGCTTGCCGACCGTCTTAGCCTTGAGCCTGCCGTCCTCGCCGCTCTCGATATGGTGCAGGAAATACACGATGGTGTCCTGGGGGAGCTGCTCTATGTAGCGGATAAGCGCCCAGAAATGCTCCGCTATCTCGGTGAACTTGTCGTAGCCCTTTTCCTTGCTGCGGCGCATGAACTCATTGAGCATGAGGTACTGGCTGTCGTCGACCACGACCGCCTTAGCCTTTGCGGACGACATGAACGACTTTATTTTCTCGAAGTCGTCGCTGTTGAGCGTTTCGCTGAATCTCCCGCGGAACGGCAGGAACTTGCCGTTGACGTTGACAAGCGCGAGCTCGTCCGGCTTGAAATTCCGCATGGAGCTGGACTTTCCGCTTCCGGAAAATCCGAGAATTAAAACTGGTAAACCCATTGAAATCTCTCCTTTCACCGGAATAATACTCCGGCTGAAACTGCAAATTACTGCATTACTTTATGGTAACAGAAACGGTGCGCCCGAGCTTCGCGCCGGGAAGTTCTTCGCCGGCTTTCAGCGCGATCTTTACGGCGGTCCTGCTGATGTCGGGCTTCTTGTATATCAGCAGGCTGTCGCGGTCGTTTGCGAGCGCCCATTCGATGAATGCGTTCTCGTCCGGTATCTGCGCGGATTCGGGATTGTTCCGGAGCGATATTTTCGCCTGTACCGTTTCGATTTTCGGCGTGCCGAGGTTCTGCATTTCCTGCAGGAGGTAGGATTTCAGCCGCTCCGCCGACTTCTCCTTAGCGCGGCGGCGGGCTGCGAAAATCTTCTCCTGCTCCCGGAGGTCTTCGGCTTCTGCCGCGAGGTTCTTTATTACCGCCGCGATATTACCGGCGCTGGCTTCGAAGTCGGCGGCGGCTCCGTCCAGCCGTGCGAGGACTTCGGCTATCATGCAGGCGCGGAAACCCTCCACATCGCTGATGATATTGCCGTCGTCGTCCACAGGCTTGCCCGCAACGTACTCCGGCTCCCATGCGTAGGCAAGCTCAAGCTGCTCCATGATGTCTGCGTACTTGTTTCCGAGTTTGAAAAGTGACATTATACTGTACCTCCGATAGATGATTTCACGCTGTCAATGAGTTTGACAGCCTTCTGCGAGTAAGTTTCGTTGTTCTGCCCGTTGATGTACTCAACGAGCCTGTTCAGCGCGTCGTAGGCGCTCTTGAGATATGCGTTGAACGCCGCTGTGTCGTCTGCGGGAGCAGTCGGAGCAGGCTTGCTGCGCTCCTCCTCAAGCTGTCGCTCGACCTCGCCGAGCTGGCGCTTCAGCGCGAGGTATTCGGATTCTGCCTGCTCGCGCTCGGCGTTGTTCTGCGCGACCAGCTTCTCGTAAGCTGATACGTTGATGTAGTTGTCCGGTATCTTCTCAACCGTTTCGGTCATTACCTCTATCGGGCGGTTCTCAAGCTCCTTTATCTGCTTTTCCAGGGCGGTGGCGCGTTGGTCGAGGGTGTCCCTGGTTTTCTCCAGAGCCGCGATGGTGTCCGACTTCAGCGCGAGGTCGGCTTCGGCGGCGGACTTCTCCGCGACTGCCTTGTCCTTGTCGGCGCGAAGCTGCTTTATCTGCTGTTCGAGCTGCTTTACCGTCGCACTTTCGAGGTCTGTCCCGGAGGTTATCTGCTCGCGTTCCTCCTCGGAAATCTTAGCCAGAAGATAGAGCTTCTGAACGCCGATTTGTCCAGTCGACTGGACAAAATCCGGAGGCAGTTTCTCTGCAACTGCTATGTAGCTGTACACCTGCGAACGCTTGAATCCGGTCTCCTGCTCGCAGTACTCGCCGAAATCCGAGTAGCCCAGCTCCTTGTAGAGCTTGCTGTCGCGCATCTCCTTGAATCCGGCACACATCTCGTAGAGGTTCTGCTGTGCGAGCTGCGCCGATACGATTATCTTCTTGTTGAGGTTCAGCGCCCGGAGGTATTCCGCCGTCACGGGCTTGTCCGGGTCTGCCGGGGATATTCTGCTGTTTGGAACTAGCATGCTATTTTCCTCGCTTTCTTCCTGAATATTTCAGCTATGTGCTGCTTGTACTTCTCGATGAATGCCATTGCTTCCTTTGTAGGGTCGCAGTTGTTTTTGCCGCGTATCTGCGCGATTTTCCCGGTGTTGCTGAGTTCCATCGTATAGAGTGGGACATCGGGGTCATCCACCCTGCGAACGAACAGGATAGTCAGCACGCCCTCCGCATGGCGCTTGGCATAGCCTCCCACGCAGTGGTTGAGCAGCTTGCCCTCTGCGGTGATCTCCCCGATACTCTGCGGCTGACGTATCAGGTACTTGTCCCCGGCGTATTCAAGCTCCCTGCGCGGCTCGTAGTTCAGCGCGAACAGGTCGCTTGTTTCGCCGTCGTGCGCGTACTCTATGATGTTGGAAAGCCGCGCGTGCATTGCCGCAAAGTTCCGGGGGAGCGCTATGGCGGTGTCGTTCAGGTCGTACTGCAGGTCCCTGCACTGCCTGACGTAGTCCAGATAGTCACGCAGCGGGATATCCTGCCCCGCAAGGTAGGAAGCAATGCGCGTGACCCGAAGTCCGGTCATGTCCGCGGCAGCCTTAGCCGTTCCGACCTCGTAGCCGAACGCTTTCGCTAGGTCGAGCAGCTCAGCCGGCTTGTAGCCCGGATGGTTCATACGCCACGACATATAAGTGGTGTAAAGCTGCTCCGAGCCGCGCAGCAGCTTGAACTCCGTGCGGTTCAGGCGGAGCATTTTCAGCAGGTTGTTCGGCTTGAGGTCAACGTTGCTGTTTACCACGAGCTTCGAGTTGACGCTCCAGTAGTAGGAATCAGGCTCCTCGCTGATGAGGTCTGAGTAGCCTGATTTCATCAGGTATTCAACGTTCGGGTGCTTCGTGCAGAGCGCGAGGTAGCACATCAGCAGATCGCCGTCGTACCTGTCGGAGCAGCAGTACTTCATGCAGGAGTTTCTTATTGCCTCGCGGTTCAGCACGGTGTAGGAGTTGTCGAACTGATAGCCGTAGCTGACGCAGAACACAGGCTCGCGGAACTCCGTCCGGATAGTCCATCTGCCGTTGCCGTCCGTTCCGTAACGGCAGCAGCCGTCCTTTGCGAAAACGTACCGCTGACGTTCCTCGACCCTGCCGCTGTAGTACTGATGATAGCACCTTGCGAATAACTCGTCCCCTCTGGTGAGGAACACAACGAAGTTCTGAGTAAATTTCCGCGTTGGCTTGTTTATTCTCTCCGCTGTTTTCGGCGGGAGTTCCGGGAACGAGCCGAGAAGCGCGAGCTTTCGTTCTTTCTTCATGCCGCGCCTCCTATATCAGGAGGTCGTCCAGCGAGAGCGAGAGAGCGCTCTGCGCCGGAGCCGGAGTATTTGAGAAGCCGTTATCGCCGAGGTCGATATTCATGCTGAAATGCACCGTTGCGCCCTCGAAGTAGAACTGCACCGCCTTGCGATACACCTCGATATCGGATATCGAATCGCCGCTGCCCCTGACCGCGCTTTCAACGCAGTCGGCGGCGTTCCCGCTGCTCTGCTCGACTGCCTGCGCGAACTCCGCGTTCTGGGCGCAGAACGTTATCAGCGCTTCCTCAACCGCGTGCGCGACTGCCTGTCCCTTTCGGGAGAGCTTCGCACCGCTGAGTTCGGTTTTTATCTTTTCTTCTGCTGTCATCTTGACAAACCTTTCCGCTCATGTTATAATGAGCATGTACTTATTTTGTTGACCGCTTCCCGAATTGCCGTTCAGGAGCGGTTTTTCTTTTTCTTGACCCAGTTAGACTTCAAACGGCTCGAAGCCCACAGCGGATAGCCGCTTTCACGCGTGCATTCGGTGTATGAGCGCTTCGCCGGGCAGTCGTTCTTGTAAGCGCAGGTTCCGCAGTTCACCGGGTCACTGTCTGCCTTGTCTATCGTCGCTCTGTTGTACGGCATGGCTTGTACTCCTTTCTGATTTCTTCGGCAGGAATGCTCCCTTGAAGCTCCACACCATGATAATGCAGGTGATCGCCATAGCGATGTCCATGCCGTTCATGGAGTAGCTCCAGCCGTTGTAAGCCGATATGAGCCAGCGGAGGTGGAAGCCGATGAGCGCCGCGATGATGTAAGGTATGTACTTCTTCAACCGTACATCACCGCCTTCGCTACGTCGATTATCATAGCCGCGCCGCTGTCCATGTGGACGTTCACAAGCTCGTTACTGCCGTCCGTGTACTCGATAAGCACCTTTTCGGTCTCCTTATCGTAAATCAGCTCCGTTACGTCCTTTCCCGCGCGGGTAAGTTTAAGCGCCGGGAGAAATGCGTTCAGGATTGCCTGCTTGTCCTCGGTCATGCCTTTGCTTCCTTTCCGTTGATTTCCGCGATGTCCTCCGCTATGGAGGTTATCAGGTCGATTCTTTCCTTGCCGGTCATGCTTGTACCTCCTCCAGCGCCCCGAGGCGCTTCATTATCTGTCCTTTGTCGTAGCGGTAGTTCTTGCCAACCTTAACGGCGGGGAGCTCGCCGCTCCTCGTCAGCGTCCGGACGTGCTGGACGGTGAGTCCGAGCAGGATAGCGATGTACTCGCTGTCCATAATCTCTGGCGCTTCCGCCCACGTCCGCGGAGGGCGGCGCTTGATTTTGGTCGCCATAGTTACCTCCCTAAAAGTTCTTCGTTAGTCACGCCGAATACCTTCGCCAGGTACCCGAGCTCGATGTCGGTAATGAATCTCTCGCCGGATTCGATACGCTGAACCGCGTTCTTGTCGATATCCAGCCCGATAACTGCGAGCCTGTCCGCAAGCTCACGCTGAGAGATCCTCAGCCCCTTGCGAAGCTCTGCGACCTTGATTCCGGCGATGTTGTTTCTGCCGTCTGGGGTTCTGTTTGTAAACATGGTGCTCACCTCCTTTTCTGACACCTCGTCCGGTTGACATTCACAATTAATTGTGATATAATGACAGCGAAAGGAGGTGAAAATATGTCCACTTTTGAAATTGCAACCCAGCTTGCTTTAAAGGCTATTGAGTGCGGATACATTGAAAAAACTGACGGTTCCGAGCAGAATGCCGAAGAAGTAGCCAAGTTCTTCAACAAGGTTTTTGATGAAATCAACGACCGTGAAGAATAAAGCAGACTGATTGCCCAGCCAGCTCCGTGTTACAGCGCGGAGCTGGTTTCTTATGTGGACTTGCGCGTGAAAGTTTTACAGTATCTTTCCTGTATTACTCTCGAACACTTTACTTTTCCCCCGATAACAACGCTAAATTTGCAAGCCTTGCAGAACTTCTTCTTGCAAGATTTCTTTGACTTCTCCACCTCTCTCACCCCCTTTCGCAGATTTTATCGTCTTGTTGAAATTAATCTGTTTGCTAGTAGCAAACATCAGCGGCAAAAAAATATGCTATCTCTTTCGGAACGGCTAAGCCCAAGCACCTCTGCTATGTTCATTATTTCAGAAGCCTTGAATCCACGTTCGTTGTTTATCTTCTGGTACATTGCTTCATGGGAAATGCCTACTGCAGAAGCGAGCCGCCTTACCGTATAGCCTCTTGCTTCCATAAACTGACGGAGCTTATTGGTATCTGTCATTTTTATCACCTCTTTTCTTGTTTGCTCTCTGTCAACACATACATTATAGCACTTTGTTTGCTTGGTGTCAACATTTTATTACAAAAAAGTTTGCACAAAATCATGCATCAATTTTTGTTGAAAATGTATAGTCAATTTATGTTGACAAATAGCAAACACGGTGATATAATAGTATGTGTTAGGAGGTGATTAAATGTCAATTCTCGGTGATAACGTGAAACGAATCCGAATTGAAAAAGGTTTATCCCAGGACGAACTTGCTCAAAAAGTTGGATATACTAGCCGCTCAACAATAAGCTGTATCGAAAGCGGGAAAAGGGACTGCTCGCAAAGACAAATAGTTGCACTTGCTGACGCGCTTGGAGTATCTCCGGGCGATCTTCTTGAAAAATCCGACGCTTCGCCGGATACGGTTAAAGCCGTAAGGTTTGTTAGTGCTTCGGAAACCGAAAAAAAGATTATTGATATGTTTGTATCTTTGCCAGCCGACAGCCAGCCGAGGGTAATAGAGAAGTTAAAAAGCATATCAAAAAATTCTTCACCTGTTTTGATGATCGCCCGGAGCTCCGATGACCGGCCGCCCGGAGTCATGATTCTGACGCCGGAGCAGAAAAAGCGCCTGGACGAAGCTCCGGACGAAACGCAGAACCCCGACAATGACATCTGATAAAGCGCTATAATTCGACTTCCGCAGGGTACAATATCCTGTGGAGGTGAATTATTATAGATTCCTATAAGCTTTATAAAGATGCACGCGACGCGTCGTGGAACTGCCTTATACGCACCGGAA